ACTCAGTTTAAACATCATGAACCACCTATCTTTCTCCAGCAGTGGCCGGGCAAAGTCGGGTCGTCCACCCGGACCAAGTCAAGGTGACACGAAACAACCGTATCCTCGCCCAAGTGCGCGCACCCTTGTATTCGTCCGTCCTGTTTCCGGCTCGCCAGTATGTCGCGGCGGATTTCCTTGAGCGCCGCCACGCACGAACCGCACCCCCCTGGGAGCGGGGTGTTGTTGGGACACCCGGCGCAGTAGTCGGCGCGCCGCTTGGCCATGCCCTCGTCTACAAAATCAAGCTTGCCTTCCTTGGACCGCTTCGCCCGTATCGCGGCCAGCCATGCCAAAAGCCTGCCCTTCAGTGATACAATCTTTCGTTGCACTAACGTCGCCGGGTCAACCTCCACGCACAGTGACGGACTGCGCGAGCATGCTTGCTCGGTTACTTCCTGTTCCGGGTTCCCGAGAGGAAGTCCGGCGCGCTGCCGATAAGCAATCACGCGTTTCACTACTCCCGGCCAACTATCAGCGCCGATACGAGCGCCGTCGCTTTCCTTGAAAAAGTATCCGTCTCGCGGATACAGGTTTCTATTGAGGGTCCTCATAAAATAGGGTCCTCTCGCCTCTGGTCGTCGCGGGTTAGGTAGTCCGTGAGATTGTCTGAACTGATATGCGCGCCGCCGTGCATCAAATCCGTGTTGCCCCAGTCGTCGTCCCCGATAATCGGGACGCTGGCTATGCCCTTCATAGACATAATCAGGCCGGAGCCTAACCGGGCGGCATGCACGAACATGGCAAGGCTGTCCGCTTCGTCCGGGGACTCATATCCTCGGGACATGTAATCGCGCTTCGACTCAACCTTCTTAGTCTTGCCGACGCTCTTCGATTTGCGGTTGGTAAGCTGCGTTGTGATGTTTGACATGTCGAACGTCGGGGCCAAAAGCAGGTAGCCAAATTCACCCCACCGCGCCATGGCATACCATAACTCGGAATGCAGCCGGTCGTATTCCTCTTCCGGCAACAGTGTGTCCTCCTCCATGATTTTTAGCTTCGTGGGACTGTTAGAGTAGTTGATGTCGTGAATAGCCGCGCTCCACTCGTTCTTGACCATGTCGGCCACGCCAGCGCCAGCGCCCGTCCGGTCGCAGCAAAACCACTCCGGCCTAACACCTGCGCGCTTGGTGGTGTCGATTACTTGGTCGGTCATGACTCGGGTGTCGCCCTTGGGCAAATTAAACTGCCGGTCGGCCTGCAAGCCCCACCTGGGTATCACCATGTTGTTGTGGTCCTTGAACATCATCACGTATCCCAGCGGGTGCGAGAGCGACGGAGGAAACTTGATTCCCGTGGCCAGACCCCACCGGCCTAACGTATACTTGGCCGTGGCGTTGCCCTCCAGCGCCAAGTCGGTAGAGCCTACTTGCTTGGGGGTATCGAGCCAAATAAATTCGCCCTTCCACTTGTCAAGGGCACCTGGGGGAATGATAGAAAGTTCAATGCCTGTGGGCGGATACATGCCCCGGCCCATCGAGGAATACCCCGGCGAGTTGCGTCCGCCGCCGTTCATGGCGATTAGCTCAAGTCCTGCGCGGGTCTGCAAGCCTGGGAAAATAATCTTGTTCTGGACGACGTTCTCGCTCTTCTCTCCGTCGAGTCTCAGCACGTCCCAACCGCGTGTAGACTTCCAGCGATAATGTTTCTCAGAGTCGAAGGCGTTCCAACCGAACGACGGTTCGGCACGCTTGCCGACTTCCGCTTCCCGGTTCGTCGGATTGTATGCACCAAAAATCTTGAACCCCTCCGAAGCGCCTTGCTCCTGCACGTTCGAAAGTATGTTGTCGATGTCGGACCAGAGCCCGCCAGGAACGTTCTCGATTTCGTCGATGAAAATGAATAGCCTGCTCAGCGCGCCGAAACGCGGGTGAGCTATCGGCCTGGGCTTGCGCTTCTGCCCTTGCAATCGTCCGGCCTTTTTGACCTTGCCCACGGGAATTGCTACGCCTTTGATTGAGCTAATCTGGTTGCGCCTGTCGAGCCCGATGAACAGGTCCCCGACTTCTCCGGGCATGGGCAGCTTTGCCGAAGTGTGCAGCCCTACTAAGTGCGAAAAAAGGTTTGCCGTAAGGTGGTCTTCGCTCGGCCCCACCAGCTTGATGCTAGTCCACTCCGGGTCACGAATCCATTCGAGAAAAAGCCTAACACCCATGCCGAAGCTTTTCGAACAGGACCCAGCGCCCATGATAAGGCCCATAGAGCTAGTATCGTAGAGACCCCATACGTCACGGGTATATTGTGGCTTGTAACTAAAAGACGCCTGAGTCCAAAGCATAGCCGCCGCTTCCTCCGGTTTGCCTTGTTCCAAAAGCACGTGCAGATAGTTCTGGAGAATCGGGAGGTATTTCTTCGGGTTGTCATCTTTGAGTTTGATTCCAAGCTGGCAAAAGTCGGAGACAAGTTGCGCGGCCTCCCTGGGTTTGTCCGCATGGATTAGGGTTGCGACTTGTTCGCTGAGGTTCACAGACTCCTGCCGCAGTTGAGAATTTCGTCCGGCGTGTATCCCTCGAAGTTCACGAGGCGGCACTGGTGCAAGTCCTTAGCGTCGTAGGGTTCCCCCCGTAGGACGATGATGGGCATATATTTGCGGGGAAGCTTCAAGCGTCTCTCCGGGGGATGCAAGTCGAAATTGATTATCCACGGGTCAGCGTAATGCCCGCCGCGAACATCCTCCATCACTAAGTCAACCATTAGCGTGTTGTGAATCAGTTGGACAGCCTGTTTAAACAAAGGATGCTTCCGTGCGTTGGCTTGTGTTAGTATCCTGGGCTCCCAGCCGCGAGCCGTCCATGACCGGTCCCAGAGCGACATGAGAGCCGCTTGATTTTTGGGCGCGTTGACCGTCGAGTCCCAATAGGTGTATATCTTCATTCAAATCAAAAAGCGCGGGAGTTAATTTTACCGAGTGCTCGGGCAACCCGCGCTTTGCGGTAGGGCCGGTATGTTGGCCACAGACTCGCTGTCTGCCTTCAGCACTAAAAGAATAGTGTGCCTGGGCAGGGGTGATGAAGAAATAAAAAGGGCGGCTGTTTTATATGACAACAAGGACAACAGCCGCCCGTAGTTCCGAAGGGTAGTTGGGGGTCTACGCCTTTTTGCCTCCTGTTAAATTGTTCAGGGCTTTCCGAAGCTGACGCATCCGCCATCGGGTGACCGACTTGACATCAGGCTTTCCGATTTCAAAAGACTGGACGCCGATTGTCATAGTGAGGTAATAACGCTTCTCGTCCGTGTTTGAGTAATCGGCCCAAGTCATGCTCAGCCTTGCCTTCATCCTTTCTTACCTCCGAACCCGTTCGTATATTTCGGGTCTTTGCCGTTCTGGATGCGCGCCAGCCGGAGCGTTGCAGCCTCTCGGCGTTCCGTCATAATCTCTTCGACGGCTTTACTGAATCGGCTCACGCCTCGTTGTCTGATGTAACTTGTTATTGCTGTGTTCATTGTAACTTCGCTTTGATGTTTCGACGGGACAGTATAAGCCTAACCGCGCTGGGCGTCCAGTCATTTCCAGAGCGACTTTTTTCTCCGGCAGCGTTCAGCATGCCAGCGATGTTTAAACAGGAGATTCCTGTTTCTGCCCATTCCTTCATGAGCAGCAAATTTGCAGCCTCACCCACCTTTTCACCGTAAGGCTTTTGGCCTTCACACCGGCCAGTCTTTTCCTTAGTCCGCTGCCGGGCTACCCGCAGCTTGTTGACTAACATTGACTTCTCCCATTGCGCGAGCGCACCCATGATTTGCCGTATCAACGTGCGTGTCGGGTCAGCACCATCGGCGGCCATGTCGATAAGCGCCCCCTGGTCAGCAGAAAAAACTTTGATACCTCGGCGTCGGCATTCCGCGAGCAGCACTTCGGAGACCATCAGGTCACGGGCTAGCCGGTCCATTCGTTCGACGACGATTGCAATGCTTTCCACATCGCTGCGGTTGTCAATCTCCTGTATCATGTCACGAAAAACAGGGCGGTCAAAACCTTCGACGGTGCCTGAGACTCCCTCTTCACGAAAGAGCCGTAGCGCAATCATGCCGTGTTGCTTGCAAAAAGCAATCGCTGACGCCTCTTGCCGCTCGAACCCGTCGCCCTCGACTTGGCTCTTGCCAGATACCCGCGTGTAAATGAACACGTTCAACGGCGCACCCTCCCGTTCTTTTCCAAGCAGACTCTCGTCTCGTGGTCCTTGCCGCAGTGGCGGCAGGGCTTTTCCTTCCGCAG